TCTTGCTATTAATGATTGGTTTGATGAAAATGATCCATCTCAAGTAATGTTCTCCAGCCAAACAATGGACAATATGCTTTCCTCGCTAAAAACATATGGAATAGCAACAGGTATAGTAGAAGAAACCCGGAAATCACTTAAAAATATGAATAGTATAGGTAATAAAACAAATCAACTACTAACAAGCGAACCAGAAAAAGCCGTAGACACATATGTAAATGGAATGTCAAAAGAACTACCAGGGCTAAATGATTTGATGAAAAAATGGGACTTGGTGGTAAGTAATTGTGATAGGCCAGAGGTCGCCACACAAATTAAAACCCAAGTGATCAATCAAATCAATCAAATAAGCTCGGGAATTAAACAATTAGGTAAATCACTAGGCGTTACTGTGAGTGATACTGGGATAGGTCGACCAAGCGATGCAAATATCAGTAAAATACAAGGATTTTTAGGTATTCCGCGAACTGGAAATCTTGATGATGAAACAACTCGCACGCTACAGAGCTTGGAGCGATTTTTTAATGATAAAACAGAAGACACAAGATTTGCTGGTGCATTGGTAGATCCTCGCACTGGTTTTGTAAATTCATATGAAAATTTAATTGAAGCATACAGAAAAGTACAAAAATATTAAAATCTACTAATATTAATGTATTGAATGAGAGGTTGTTCTCTGTGACCGACTTTTGTTAATCTATGAGAACTTTCCCAAATTTTTATTGGGAGGTCATGTAAATGGCACTATTTTGTTTATATCCAGGAATTCAGCCTTTGGGCGATTTCGATCTGTTGGACACAGATCAATCAAGTGTTTTAGGCGGAGAAGTTATGACTCTCGACGAAGCCAGTCGTACCGTAACTAGCACAGAGAAAGCGGCTTATGATGTTTTCGACGGCTATGTTGCTGACGCAGTAGATGCTGGCACACCCGACGCTACCCGCGTAGTTGCTCGTATCGCAGATGACGCTTCGGAAACTTATAATGTTTTCTATCTTTCCGACGAAGGTACCACACATTATGGTACATATTTTGGTTCTACAGTTGGATCTCCAGTTGGTCTATCAACCACTGGCACCAATCTTGGGCCACACACCGCAGCTGGCTCTGGTAAGGTAACGCTGTGGGATAAGCCCGGACTGTATGCGGTTACTCTAACTGCAATTTCAGCTGATGTTGTTCCTACCACAGTCGGAACCAACCAGTACGACACACCATTACCAGGACATGTTCTTTATCGAGAGACTTTAACTGGTAAACTTTGTCGTGCAACCGGAACAAGCGACAAGATCGCTGTATTCGTTGAGTTAACTAGTGATGGTTCTTATGTAACCACACCTACCAAGCTGATCGGTGCTTCTGAAGTATTCGATCGCATTAAGATTCAGTATCTTGGTGCTCAACACAACGCATAATTAAGTTTGTTTGACTGATTAAGAGGGCTGGGTTTAATCCTGGCCCTCAAGATTTAACTAAGGATAGAAGCCATTTAAAATATATGTTGCAAGTCTGTTGGCTAGACCAACAATATCTTAAATGGAGGAAATAAAATCATGGGACTTTTTAATAGTCATGGTGAGCTAAATGCTGCTAACGATCGTGATGCTCTTGCACAAATCGTTAAATATGCCTCGATGATTCAAAACAACCAATCATCGAACCAAAATCTAACACAGGAGCCTTCTTTTACAGAAGAGCAGAAGAATGAATTATTAAGACGAGCTTTACTTACCACAGAGGGTAAGGTAGCTTTGGGCCAGGCGATGGCCAACCCGATCAGGCGTAAATAAGTTGCGCTCTTTTAATAGCAATATTAAAAGAAAAATTTGGCTATATGCTGGAAACTCCGAAAGTTTAAGCTACTTTAGTGCATAATAAGAGCAAGGCACAGAGCCTGTTCAAAACCATATGGTAAACAACTAAAGTAAAAATGCTTAAAACGACACGGACAATCAGCAGGAAAGATTAAAAACAAGTATGAAAAATATATTTAACAAAACATCAGTTAAAGGTTGTTATAAAGATGTTGTTGATTTTTTCTCATGCGGATTAACGCCCCATCAAATAGCGGACAAATTTAATATTACATATAGTGATGTAATATTTTGTCTTAAAAATTATGGTAAATTCAGGACATCAATATATGTTAGTTTATCAGAACAGCAAGTTAATGATATACTAAACTTATGTGATGATGGGAAGAAAGTATATGAAATTGCCGATCAATTTAAAATAGACAGACATTGTGTTGGCAGGGTGTTAAAACGATATGGGAGAAAGAGCAAGCACTCAAATAAAAAATTTGATCATCTTAGAAAAATTCCATTCTCAAAGCTTCATAAGGAAATAATAGTTGGTAGTTTGTTAGGAGATGGATGTGTACACAAGCAAAGAAAAAAATCTAATAATTTGTATAAATACTATTTAAGTCATTCCAAAAAACAGGAAGAATATTTTTTATGGAAGTTTAATGGATTGAGTCCATTTTTTACAAAATATTACAAAATAGATGCAAAATTAAAAACGAGTGACAAGATATATCAACAACTAAAGTCCACATCTATCGGACACCCAGAATTCAAAAGATATTATGACATGTTTTATGATAAAGATGGCACCAAACATGTTCCTAAAAACATAGATTTATATTTAAATCCACTGGTTATGTCTATTTGGTTTATGGATGATGGCAGCCTAAATAGTAAGGGGCGGGGATTAAAAGGAAGTAATTTACGAATATGTTCTCTAAACTTTACATATGAAGATCATATTGTGTTGAAGGATGCAATTAAGGCGTGTTTTGATATTAATACAAAAATTGGAGCATATAATAGAAATGGTAGACCTTACTATTATATATCTTTTAATAAAAGAAACTCCATACTATTAAAAAATTTAATTGAACCATATGTTTTGCCATCTATGTTGTATAAATTAAACTTAACCAAACACTAAACATCTTGTTTTTAAAATCCTCAGAGACTATACGCCAAACACCCAAATGGGTGAAGATATAGTCCCATCTCTAAAGAAAATTTGGAGGGTGTGTTTTAAATAATACATCAATTTTGTTTATCAAAATTAAGATTCGAACTTAGATTATCAAGGAGTTGGCCGTAGAGTATTAGCGATCGATCCGTTACCACAAGGCGCGCTTCCGATCTATGATCGCGACATCGATGTTGCTGCAGTTGTAGTTTCCAGTAATGGTGCTGCTCCTGAATCACAAGTAAGAGGCGACAGAGTTAACGTTCCTGAGTTTGAAGTTGTGTCAAACCCAACTGTACGCATCAGAGAAGTAAAGATGCGTAGATTCAACGTGATCGACCGCGCCCAGCAAAAAGCAAGACAAGAAGTTCAGGCCCAAGAAGATGCTAATATTTTCGCAGCCCTAGATTTCGCTGGTGACTCAACTCTTGGTGGAGATAATACTGCTCAAGATATTACCGACACTGGCCTGTTGAAGCGCGATCTTTCAGAAGTTAAGGTCCAAGTAGATCGTTGGGACCTATATACCACGAAATTCCTCATGAATATCGTTGAATTTAACGACATTCTAAATTGGGGCGCTGGTGGTGGACAAGCTTCTGGAACTGGTGGCGAAGTTGATATGGTTACCCAGAGAGAGATTCTACAAACTGGTCTCTTTGCACATATCTGGGGTGCCGATCTAATCGTATCCAAGATGGTTCCTGCCGGTACTGTCTTTGGTTGTGCCGATCCAGAGTTCGTAGGCGTCATGCCTATTCGCCAAGATATAGAAGTACTTCCGGCTGATGAGCCTAAGCAATTAAAGCTTGGTTGGGTTGTTAATGAAATTATCGGTATTGGTATTGTGAATGCAAGAGGCGTTGCTGTTGGACGTAAGGATGTAGCAGCTGGCTAAACAATTGATTTAGTTATAGAAAATTAGAATAATTTGGGCGTCCTTTGTGACGCCCTTTTTATTTGTACAATTTGTTTTTGTGCATTTTTTTGAAGATATGGTGTATTATATATGTATGGATGATTCGTTTGTAGCGAAAGGAGTATAAGATGCCGCCTAAGCAAAAATATAGTACAGAAGATTTGAAAAATGAAATGTTTAGAGTGTTTGAAGAGAATAAAAACAGAATACCAATTGTAAAAGAATGGAAAAACTTTTCCGATATAGATTCATCGACCGTATCAAGAAGGTTTGGTAAATGGAAAAACGCTTGGGACAAAATAGGAATATCTACAAAAAAACAGAGCATCGAGGAAAAAAGAGTTGGTTTGATAAATGATTTTAAAAAAGCCTACTATGAGAGTCCAGATATCAATTCAAATTACGAATTAATAAAAATTTCAGGGCACAGGATAGGTGTAATACAGAAATATTTTACATCATTAGATAGGTTCATCAACACAGTTAAATTAGACGCAAGACAGAAGGTAAATAAAGAGGGTATAATATCAGATTATATGAATGTGTATGGCGAAATAGGATCAATTCCGACAAAAAAAGATATATTAAAATATGGCAAATACAGATTGTTCTTATATCTTAAATATTTCTCGTCTTTAGATGATATAGCAAAACTAACAAATGTAGATAAACAATCATCAAAGATTTCAACAGAAGAGTTGATAAAAGATTTGAAATCAGTAGCTGAAAAATTAAAAAGAACTCCTACTACTGATGATGTATATAAATTAGGTAAGTTCAGTCTTGCTACTTATTCACGATCTTTTGGTAGTTTTTCCGCTGCACTTAATTATGTTGGG